GCTGTTGACCTGCTCTTTTGGGTTGCTGTTACCCATGCCTACATTGACATTCAGGGTGAATTGGTTCATCAGCATGGTATCTGTCACCGCATCCACGCCGAACTTCTGAAACAGCTTGGCCTTTTCGCCACATAAGGCAATCAGGGTTTCGTCGGTTTCGTAGTACTGCTCCAGTAAAACGATTTGACGCAACACGGGTTCTACCCATGTTTCGGTGAAGGTGCGCAGTTGGTAGCCCGATACTTGGTTGGCGCCAGCACTAAGCAAGTCCATACCACCCACGGTTTCATTCAACTTGCGGTTGCTTTGGACGCTGGAGCCTGAGAATGCGCCTGTGATGTCGTCAAAATCAAGGTTCAACACCTCTTGCTCTTTGTAGCTGGATTGCGTCACATCGCTGAAATCCACCACCTTCACATCGTCGATGCTGTCCATCAGCGTCACCGAGTTCGGAACACTGCGGGTCAGGCTTCGCAAATCCACTTGTTTGTTGCGCTTGGCAAAGAAGCGCTTGTTCATTGCCAGTTTGACGTTATCAATCCGCTGGTTCGCCACTTCGTTGATCTCAGCCTGAATGTCTTTGCCAATTTTAGGCAAGCTGCTGGGGTAGTTTTTGTGCGTCTCAATGATGCAGCTACCTAGCACATATGGGCGTTTGCCGTGGAAATACGCATCTTCCAAGGGTACAGGTTCGCTCAACAGTTGTTCACTGCCAAGGGTGTAAAACAGCATGTCCACGCCATCCACTTCGATGATATTCTTATGCACCCAGACAATCGAGAAGTTGTTGATCGCCTGCGCTTGGTCTTTGGAATCTGTCCGTTGCCCTTCTCGTTGTAAGCGAATCGAATCACCGTATTGCTTGATGGCCGTCAAAATCGTGGCTTCATCCAGCATCTTCCACTTGGCTTCGCCGGTCTTGCTGTCGGGTGTTGTCATGCGTGCTTTCACGTCTTTGACATACATGGGGATCATCTCAATCGTGTAGGGGCTGGTGCCTATCGGGTCAGTCCAGCTTGCACCAGGGTCAAACCTGAAGTTCTCAATCGGCACCAAACGGATGCAAGGCCGGTCAATCTTCTTGGCTGCATCGAACTCCCAATATTGGTAGCTGATGACCACACCCACGGATTGAGCGTCTTGGTACGCGCCCACTAAGGTCAGAAACCACGGGATTGATTTGGTCAATCGGTACTGTAGCAGCTCGCTCATCACCTCGGCGCTGGCTTGTTGTGCTTTGTCGTTGTCGTTTTCTGGTTTGATACTAACAACATCATTGGTCGAGAAAAAGGCTTCTGCTGCTACGGCTTCGTTCTTGCGGATGATTGTTCTTGTCTTGGGGCGGAATAGTTTAGAGCGTGAGCGGTTCACATCAGCCAAGTATTTGCTACCTTGTGGATGCAGTCCTTGAAATTGGCGCAAGTCTGCCTGTACTTGGGTGCGGATAGATGCGTCAAAATAGGTGTTCGACGCACTGTACGCATCACGTGCCAGTTGCAGCCAATTGGTAGGTTCTGTCATATTATTTGTCAAACGCCGTGTTTCCGGCAAAGTCCGTTTTAAGGCCTGCCAGTTCTGCTTCATCCAATTTGCCGCGCTTCAAGCCGAAACGCTCCAATATCTCGCCACCGGCTTTGATCACATCGGCTTCAAACGCAGAGCCTGAGTAAATGGCTGGTAGTTTGAGGATGTAACCCCATTGACCGGATAGAAACAAGTCTCGAACAGTGGCAATCCCTTTGTCACCTTCGCACGTCACCGCCCATTGGTGGTTCGGGTAGTGTGCATGTAGGACTTCTGCCATGTTCTTTGACATCAGGTAGTCGTTCAGGTCAATGCCTGTGGCTTGCATGTCAATGTTTTTTAGCATTCAAAACTCTCGGGTTCGGTTTCGTCTTGGATCAATCGGGCTTTTTCGGCATCGCTCAACCATGCCCAGCCTCTGAAATCCATTGTGTGCTTGATGGCTTCGGGTAGTTCGTCGTACTCGCGTGCGCTCAAAGCATGTTCAAGAGCCACTATCATTCTTCGGTTGTGCGTGGGTTGTGCCGTTGCTCCACTCATAAGCGGGTACGGGCTTCAATTCTTCGTCGGCATTGGCAAGTCCGACTTCTTCGCTCCACAGGCGTTCACTGGTTTTAACGGGTTCTGTCATGGTCATCTCCTATGTACCATCATGGTATGTTTCTGGCTCGGTCATGCGCTCATCAATAATGATGGGCTTGGTCGGCTCCATATCGTACAACCTACTAGCTGCATCAATCAAATCTTTCTTGGCTGAAAACGGGTAAGTCAAAAACTCTTCCAAAAATCCCGAGTTCAAGCTGTAGATATTCCCCTCATGGTCACGCCGTTTGGTGGGACTGAACACCCTAAATGACTGCCCTTGCTCTCTGGCTCGGGCTTGGTTTGCTGTCTCTGTCGGTGTGACGGCTGCTAAATAAAACTTCTTGCTTTGAAAATCAGGCTGCAGCCGTTGAACTCGATCGTCCTTAGCTTGAGCGCCGTCGCTTGTCCAGTTCAGCTCATGGATTTCAAAAGCATCCTTGTCGCGCTGCATTTGTTCTTCAAAATACTCTAGGTCGGCTTGCATACCGTAGCGTTCGTAGCCTACTTTGACCAACTGCACGCCTGGCTGGTTCGTCCACACTTTACGCAATCCTCGCAGAGCTTCCCATCGTTCTTTCAAACCCATCTTGTGCCGGTAGCCATCCAAAAGGTACTTGTTGTTGCCAGCATCTATGCCAATCACTGCCATTGCGGTGTTGTCCGAGCCTTTTTTCTTGCTGTGCGCTGGGTCAACCATGATGTAGACATTCAAAGTTGCAGGGCGAATGTCGATAAAACTGAGCCACTCCTTCTTAAACATCGCCTCATTACCCGCTGCTGGGTTCTGCAACTGCTGGCAGGCTATCGTCGCGGGGCCTTGTGCCAACTTCTTAGCCTCCCAAGCGTCCTGCGTCAAAAATACCGGCGTTCCAGTAGGTAATCCATTGTCAGTAGCTGGAAACAATCTCGGAATCAGCGCTCTACGCTCCAGCATGGTGTTATAGCTGTCGCCAAAATGGTAACGTGTCCCAAAATGCCACGCTCTTGTCTTGCCGTCTTCACCTCTCGCGCCTAAGTTGTCACTCAATTCCCACGCGCTTGTTGTCTTTTCCACTTGGTCACTGGTCGATACTGACTCGCGGGTCACTACGTCATCGTAAACCCTGAGCATAAAGTGAGCGCCGGTCGGCTGACCATCCACCAAGCCATGCGATTCAACCGTCGCCTCTTTCGGGTTTGACTTGCGTTTGACCACAATCCCTTTTTCTTCACTCCACTTGCTTGATTCGTTTTTCGGGTCGCTGTAGAAGATGTCAGGGTAGGTAGATTGCAATTCGCGGTTGGCTTCCAACTCCTGCTTAATCTGCAACATGAACTTTCGCGCTACGGGTTTGGTGTGGCTAAACACGCCTATCGTGATCTCAGGGTTAATCACAATCTCTTGAATGATGCCTGCAAATGTCCCTAGCGTGCTCTTGTAATGCTCCCGCGCCCACAAGTCTAAATGCCCGTCTGGTTTAGCCTCTAACTCCCTGCAACGTGCATACAACCACGGGTGAATCGCATCCAGCCGGTGCAACAGCCGTACAAGCAGGTAAAACCTGTCATTCCGTCCTAACCATGCCTTACCTTCAACTCCGTATTGCTTCTCGATAATCTCCCACAAATCACATACAGCATCAAACGGGGCGGTTTGTAGATGCCCTCGAATATGGTCAGGCAGCTTTAGCAAGGCGCTTCTCGAAGGCGGTCTTGACGATGAATAAGCCTTCGTCGGTTTGTTCTAGCACGGTTGGCTCTACTGGTGGTGGTGCATCGCCAATGTTATGCGCTCTGCGTTCTAAGGTTTGCAACTTGTTCAAGGTATCAGCCAGCTTATGCACCGAGCCAACTCTGTTGTGAACTTGCATCAATCCTCTAAATGCTCGTTGAGCTGCTTCAAGTGCGCCATCTTCTGAATCTTGCGTGATCTTCTCAAACAATTCTTGCAATTTATCCTTCTTGCTGGTGGTCAATGCCAACTCTTCCAGCATCGCCATTGCTAGGTCACTGGTGCGTTTGATGTCACTGCGGTGCTTCAATATCACCTGAGTGTTCATCTCAGCGGTCACTAAAATCACATCTGTGACCTTTGTGTGACGTTCTGTGACTATTGCATTAACAAGCGCTGTGTCTGTCGCCCTGCTGATGGCCTCGCGTAAATCCTTCTCCCAGCCCTTCTTACCCGCCTTTTCATCTTCGGTGCGTTTGCGGCTGATCGTCTCTCTGGATACTTTGTGCAGTGCTGCAAGTTCGGTATCGGTGTACTTATCTACCCTGTAGTCACGCTTGATAGCCTCCCAGTCAATGCGCTGGCGTTTTGGTTCTGTCATCTCTACTCCTTAACACGCCCTTGCGGGTAGCGTTGTCCGTTAATTCCTTACCCGACACACACACTCTAAATTCCACTCCGCCCTGAGTCCTGCACCGGCATCCGCTGTAACCGTCGCGGTGTACCTGCTGCCTGCGGTCAATCCAAGGCTGTACAACAGTGTTGCACGGTAAATACCGTTGCTGCCAGCTTCGTAGGTTAATGTTTTTGGCCAACTATCACCCGCGACATTGACACCCACACTATCTTTTAGTGTGACTGTGACCGTGGCGGCGTTCAAAAACACGCCGGTCAATTCGTTTTTAAGGTCAAAAACCTCAATTACCGAATCATTATTGTCTAAGATGATGTGGATATTACTCATGCCGGCCTGATATTTGAAGCTGCGTTAACGGCGGCTTTGGTTTTTATACTGCCTAAAATGGCGGGTTCTATGTCAAATTCAGCGCTTACACTGTTTCTCACGCGCATCCGTCCTGTGATATAGCCTGCAATTGGGACATATTGGAGCAATGACCCATACGCACTTTGTACCTGAGCTGTTGAACTACCCACATCACTGCTGACAATAATCTGCGTGGCAGCTTGGTTGGCTTGACTGGTAATGACAAAACAACCAACTGAGACACCTGCTGTCGCACTGCTACTCTGTGCTTGGCTGGTAGCCACGCCTGCGCTGACACCTGAACTGGCAACCGAATTGACGGTTTGCGCTTGTTTTGTCTGCGCTTGACCATCCCATGCAGCCTGTCCTACTGCGTTAATTGACTGACTTTGCGCGGTGTTGGTTGCTGTATTGCTACTGACCGCTGCGTTAACTGCTGCCGATTGCCCTTGTGCGGTGGTGATTGTCGCCGTAACACCCACGCTAGCCAAAGCGGTCGCAGCCTGACTTTGTTGTGTGCTAACAACGCTATCTGAACCACTGACTGCTGCTAATGATCCTGTAATCGCTTGCGCTTGTGCGGTGCCGGCCGTCGTCGCAACACCGATACTCGCGTTTGCTGTCGAACTCTGGCTTTGCGCTGTGCTGGTAGAACCACTGATTCCAATACTTACGACACTTACAACAGACTGGCTTTGTGCTGTCGTGCTTGTTGCAGCGGTGGATACCTGCGCTGCGGCGGTGACCGCTTGTGCTTGACTGGTTGTTACGCTGGTCGATACCGCTACAGTCGCATTTCCTGCAACCGTTTGCGCTTGCTGGGTTGATACTGCGGTATCACTCGATGTTTGGTTGCTTAATTCACCTACTTGGCTTTGGG